TCTGCATTTGCGATTGAACCTGCGAAGAAAAATGATTCGAATTTAGACCCTCTGATTTCTGGTAGATATTTAATTACTGCAATCAATCATCAGATAAATAGAGATGGATACAATCAAGTATTTGAAATTAGTAAAGACTCAGAGTACGAAGTAGTACAATCTCAAGTTGGTGCGGCACCAAAACCGGAGGCAGTATAATGTTAGACTTTAGCCAGTTTGATGAAATTAGCACGAAGTTAAAGACACTCAACGAAAAAATGATTGTTGTTGGTAAGGGTGCGAAATATGGTCAAATCATTTTTCTCGCCGGTGGTGCTGGTAGTGGTAAAGGTTTTGCCATTAGTCAATTCTTAGATAGTTCTAAGTTCAAAGTGAGAGATGTGGATGAACTTAAAGTTGCATTTTTACGAATGCAAGAACTCACTGGAAAGTATCCAGAAATCAAAGGTCTAGACTTGTCCAGACCAAAGGATGTTTTCAAATTACATCAATTTGTCAAGGACAAGGGCATCAAAGATAAAACTCTTGACCTCATGTTGGGTCAGGCAAAAGAAGGAAGACTTCCTAATGTTATCTTTGATGTAACTCTTAAAGATATGGATGATATTAACGAGGTTATGCCTCGTCTGATTAATCTTGGATACAAACCAAGAGACATTCATGTTGTATGGGTTCTGACTAATTATCACATCGCAATGCAACAGAACAAATCCAGACCGAGAATTGTTCCAGACGATATCATGTTAAAAACTCACGAAGGTGCCGCACACACCATGCACAGAATGCTCACTGGAAAAGTTCCAAATGGAGTTGACGGTGGCATCTATGTTATTTTAGGTGGAGCAAAACACACCATTTTCCACAACGACCCACGGACAGGAAAACCACTGGATGGTCGAGACGGAAGAATTGTAGTTAAAGACTTTAAGTATCTTAAGATGAAAGATGCCGGTCGAAAAATCATATCAGAGCCTGAAGTAAAGAAGCAGGTTCTTGATTGGATTAAGGGAAACATTCCAAAGACAAAGAAAACAAAGGAAATCTTTGGTTCGGGTAGAGACAAAATTACCGAAGCAAAAAAGACAGACCTCCCAATGATTTTCTGTGATATGGACCAAGTTCTATGTAACTTCCTCAAAGGAACGGAAGAAGCGTTGGGTGTTTCTTATGCCGATAAAGATTACTGGATGAAAGATGGTAGCGGTGATAAGAAAAAAATGCTCGCACAAAAAGCACCTAATCTCTTCAGAGATTTAGAATGGATGCCAGATGGAAAGCCTCTTTATGATTTTATAAAGAAGCACGATATGGAAATTTTGTCTGCGTATCCAACATGGATGAAGCATGGAAGAAATGACAAAATTAAGTGGTTGAAAAAACATACAAACATTTCTTCGTCTAAGATGAACTTGGTTCAGCGAAAGGATAAAAGAAATTACGCCGTTCAGGATGGAAAGCCTGCTATCCTCATTGATGACCATATTAAAAATATTCGTGAATGGGAACAGGCAGGTGGAATTGGAATACATCACACATCCACACTCAAAACAATCGGAAAACTCAAAGCGTTAGGATTTTAAAGTATGAAGCAGTTTATGGGCAAGGAAACCTTTGTCTGGTGGCAGGGTGTTGTCGAAGATGTGAATGACCCAATGAAACTAGGCAGATGTCGAGTTCGTATTCTCGGGTTCCACACCGAAGAAAAGAAAGACATAAAGACTGAGCATCTTCCTTGGGCGATGCCGATTCAACCAATTACCAGCGCCGCGATTAGTGGTGTTGGTCACTCTCCAACTGGCATGGTTCCCGGTACATGGGTTGTGGGTTTTTTCCGTGACGGTCAAAATGCACAAGAGCCTATCATTATGGGTTCTGTTGGTGGTATTCCTCAGCGAGAACGTGATGAGAAGAAGGGGTTTGCTGACCCACGAACCGCAGAAGAAATAAAGAAGGACCCAAAAGGTCAAAAGGGAACAGGTGACCCGAAGGGTGACAGTAACCTTTCTTCCTCTGCTGGTGGATTCAAAACACACGACATGAAGACAGACGGAACTGGTCTTGAGTATGAGAACGATGAAAATGGAATGGCTTATCCAAAAGACTTTTGTATCAAAGAACCAGATACAAACCGACTTGCTCGAAACGAAAATATCTGTGGTACGATTGTCCCTTACAAGAAAGATAATCTAGACTATAACGTCAAGACTGCTGACATTACAGCGATGCCGAAGAAGGCAGGTCTTTCGGCAAAGACATCATCCCAAGCAAACAGAGAAACTTGCTGGACTGAAAAGGAAACTCAATACAACGCAGAGTATCCACATAACCACGTTCATGAAAGTCAATCTGGTCATGTAATTGAAGTTGACGATACACCGGATGCGGAAAGGCTGCACACTTTCCATAGGTCAGGAACCTTCGAAGAGATTCATCCAAACGGAGATAGGGTTACGAAGGTAGTTCGAGATAACTACACCATCATCATGAAAGATGAAATGGTACACATTGACGGAAAAGCAGAAGTTACTGTGGACAAAGGTGCAAAGATTAAAATCAACGCAGACGAAGAAGGTAATCATTTCGATATTCATGTAGCAAAGTCTGGAAATCTAAATGTTGAAGTCACCGAAGGAAACATCAATGCAAAAATTGGAAAGGGTGACCTAAATGCACAGGTTGAAAAGGGAGACATGAATGTTCATGTTAACGGAAACTTTGAGCATTATGTTTCTGGTGACTACACACTTCGGGTAGACGGAACACTTCGAACTCAATCTGGTGCGAATACATATATGAACGCAGGACCGGATATTCACCTTAACCACCCAGGCTTTGCTGGTGGAAATGCAGGTGGAGGTGGAGGTTCTGCTCCTGCAAGTAATTGTAAGGAAAAAGAGAAACTTCCTGAATGTGAACCCAAATCACAGACAAAAATTGACCTAGATAAGTCTGAGGAAAACACCGGAAACGGTAACCCCGTGCAATAAAAGCGAGTCGTAATGGCAAATATTCCCGTAGATGAAACTATTGAAGTACCTTTTGATTCGTTAACCAACGAACAAAGGGATGCTATTAATTTTGTTGCAACGGGCAAAGGTTTAAAGAACCCAGTACAACCTATTCTTGATGAAGTATTTTCTCTAGTCGAGACAGAAAGAGAAAGAATTGCAGAACTGACAGCACAGTCACCCGATGGTTGTGTTGATGGTATTGCAACAACAGAATGTCCCGTTGGTTGTCAATGTTTGATTGAGTTAGATTTCCTTTTGGATGTTTTAAAGTATGAGTTAGATTTAGTACAAATCCATACTGATAAAATTTCTGGTGTTGGTACTAACTCCACAGAATTCTTTGAAAGGTTGAGTGTTGCTGGTCAATTTACCAAAGTCATGAAATCCATGACAGGAATTGATACTGAAAGATACTCACAAGTTTTTAATAGTTTGACGGGTGGAGCAGATTTTTGTATCAATAGAATTCTTAGAGACTGTCTTTGTAACCCCGGCACAGGTTGCGGACCGTTTTCCGACCAAGCAGGTCTTCGTGGTGTAGTTGACCTTCTTTGTCAACAACCCAGTTTATGTTCATGTGTTCTTGGAACCATTCTCCCTGCTTACATAGATTGTGTCAGAGAACTTATAAAAATTGATGATGAAAATTACTGCGAAGCACAAAGAGTAATTAAAAACTACGCTAACGCATCTCAACTTGCAAGTGCAGCCAACTCTGACCCACTACTTGCAAGTGTTGTTGAGGGTGTGTTTGCTACAACTGGACTCAAAAACAAACTACAAAAAATCAGAGATAACTTTGGCGAAGAGAGTGAAGGAGTCCAAAGTGTTGCTAAGTTTTTCCCAGAATTTTCGGACGCTGAAGGTGGAGGAACTGCAAACTGTTTCGAAACCACACCAACGGTTGTTCCGGGTGTTGCAGGTCCTCCGGGACCTCAAGGGTGTCGAGGTAACACAGGACCTGCCGGTCCTCAAGGACCATGTGGAGAAGAATGTGGAACTACCGATGCAACTGGTGCATGTTGTGTTGGTGATTATTGTTTAGAAGTAACAGAGGCAAACTGCGCCTTTTATGGTGGAGATTATTTTGGAGACTTTAGTCATTGTTTTAATGGTTCAACCGGAGTTCAATGTCTTCCTCCAAATGGATGCATTGATGGTGGTGATTGTGAAACCGGATTAATCTGTTGCAATGGTCAATGTACACAACCATGTCCTGCTGACGTTGGTGGTGGATGTCCCCCATGTCCAAATTGCCCTCCAGGCGTACCAGAGTGTCCAAGTGGTTCTGGAAATTGTTGCTCTCCTCCGCAAATATGTTGCGGTTCTCAGTGTGTATCTCCGTGTGAAGATGGTAGTTGCCCAGATTGTAATGGAGCCTGCTGTCCGTCAGGAACGACCTGTTGTGGTGGATTTGGTTGTTGTCCTGTAGGTAATTGTTGCAATGGATTCTGTTGCGCCGATGGTCAATCTTGTTGTGGTAATCAGTGTTGTCCCGACGAAAGATGTTGTGGTAATTCGTGTTGTTCTCCGGGGAGTTTTTGTTGTAATGGAGAGTGTCTCGCGGTTGGCTCACCATGTTGTGGTTCGAACCAATACCTGTGCGGTGGAAACTGTTGTGATAATGATAGAGACTGTTGTGATGGTGTTTGCTGTAATAGTTCAAGTGCAACTTGCTGTGGTGGTTCATGTTGTTCCTCACAATGTTGTAGGGATGGAAACTGTTGTGACCCCGGTGACACATGTGGATGTCCAAATGGAAAAGTATTAAGTGCGGATTGCGGGTGTGAGTGTCCTGGCGGTGGAGACGTATGTGGTGACTTCGGATGTTGTGCAGAAGATGAAAGATGCTGTGCCGCTGAAGGAAATTTCTGCTGTCCAGAGAGCGACCAGTGTTGTGGTGGTTACGAGATAGGTTCTGATGGTTCACTTTCTAGTTGTTGTGCCAGCGGCACAAGTTGCTGTTCCGATAATGATGGAAATCCGGTAAGATGTTGCTATGATGATGAAATTTGTTGTGATGGTCAATGTTGTCCCTCTGGACAAACTTGTTGCGGTGGGAATACCTGTTGCGAACCGGGAGCATGTTGCTCTGACGACGATGGAGATTATTGTGGTGGTGGTGTTCAGTGTGGTTTAGATGATTACTGCTACTGTGGTGAAACGTGTTGTGGTGGAACGTGCATAGGACCAGACCAATATTGTTGTGGTGGGACGGGATACGATATAGAAACTTGCATTGCATACTTTGCTGGTGCAGATGGTGGTGCGGCTGCTTGTTGCTGTGACCAAGGCACACCAGATGCAAGATGGTGTGAAAATGGATGTTGTGGTGGTGGTGGTTGTGCCGCATATGTTTGTTCAAGTGGTTCGGCAACTTATACGAGATTCGATGGCACCGAAATAGATATTACTTGGACTGGGGCATGTGAAACTTGTCCCGATGCTTTCAGGGACCATGATGGTGATGTAAATTGTAATAATGTACCAGAGGGTGGATGTGGATGCGACTGTCCATGTGGAATGGGTAAAGGTGTTGCTCCTTGTGACTGCACAAAAATATGTCCATATAATCAAGGAGCATATTCTCCGTGGGAATACGCCGAGAAATGTCAACCAACGTGTCAAAGTGTAAAATTATGCGACGACGGCTCGCCCGCCAATTGGGTACTTCAGTGCGAAGCGTCAGACTATGCTCAAGTTTGTCCAGAAGACATTATTGGATGCGTTAAGTTAGAGTGTGTTGATGCGGATATGGGATGCACTAGGTGCGCCGAATTAGATTACGGCTGCGCCGCTGGTTGTGGGGATGACATATGTGAAATGTCTTGTCTCTCAGGAAAAGGTTCAGGTGAAAAGGGAAAATATTGTGAAGACCAAGAACGCCCTTGCATTTGTGATGCCCTTAAAACATGCGCCGACAACGGTGGATGCACCCAAGAAGAGAAATGTGAAATCTTCTGTGGGTGCATGGAAACCAACCAGACCGTAAACATCAACTCAATTCCATGTCAACCGGCAGGTTACAGTGGTGGTGAATCAGATGGAATTGAATGTAAAACTGCTGGTGTTTGTATGGAAATTGGTCCTGGTGTGATGCGACCAGATTGCACCGGACAAGGACCTCCTACAGATGATGTGCCCACTGGTGATGTTTGTGGTGGTTCTTGGGATGCATTGAATGGTCCGAATGTTTCAAATGGGTCAATATGTGATTACCCCCCATGCTGTGGTTGCAATTCTCCATTTGGTGGTGGTGGTAAGGGGAGGGGGAACCCTGGCTTCACAGACCCGAATATTCCACCGTGGGACGACGGCAGTCCCAATACAGGATATGCCCGATGTAATACGAGTAGTGATTGTCCAGAAGGATTTTTCTGTAACATTAGTATAGGTGTATGTCAACCCATAGATTCGGGTTCATGTTGTCCTGTCCCATGTGAATCCCCAAATATTTGTAACGAAGATACATGTCGTTGTGAACTCGACCCATTATTCTGCGGTGGTAATCAGAATCGTTGTGATAATCTTAACGAAAGTGATTTCCCCGGAAACTATTGTTGTGTCAACGAATTCTGTGTTCTGTGTGATGACCCAGATAGTTGTCCAAGTGGATTTGAAGCATACAACGGAAGATGTGTTGAATCAGCACTTCTTGGTCGTTGTTGTTCCCCAGAATCCCAATGCGTTTGTACTGAAGATGGTTCACCACCAGCATGTTGTTTAGGAAGAGTTCTTGTAGAAGATTGTGTTGGTGGTATATTCAGACAAGGACTAACATGTGCTGACCCCTGTCCATGTACACCTGCGCCTGTTCTTGGAGTTTGTTGTTCAAATGGTTTTTGTGTTGGAATAACAGAACAAATTGCTTGTGGTGGTTCTTGGTGTGAATTAGGAACTTCTTGTAACGGCGCACCAGTGGTGACCGAAGCCGATTGTCCGGTTCCTGATGATGGAACAAATTACTGTTGTTTACCAGCACAAGAAGGTCAATTCTGTACTGAGGGATGTGGTCAGTGTGCTGCCGGACTTGAATGTTGTCCGAATGGTCCCGAAGCAGGTACTTGTCAAAAACCCGGAACCTGTGACTCACCAGTAGGAAACTGCTGTCAACCAGACGGTTCTTGTTCAATCACAACACAAGAAGAATGTACAACAGGCGGATGGACTGCAAGTGCTGACCAAAACAATCCAACATGCGAACCCAATCCATGCGAGCAACCTGCACTTGGTTCTTGCTGTACTAAAAAATCAAATGGAACTTACACCTGTGTAAGTGGAGTTTTTGATTACAACTGCACTTTCCCAAATATTTTCCACGAAAATCAATCCTGTACTGCGAATCAGTGTGACTGTGCAGATGACAATGGCGGTTGTTGTGTAAACGGAGAATGTCGCCCTGAACTTGGAACTAGACAACTCTGTGATGCAACACCAGGCGGAACTTGGTACACATGTCAACGATGTGACTGCACTGGTTCATGCTCACCTCCAAGTTGCAATCTGTGTGGGAATGATGATGATTGTCTGCCATATCCAAACACATGTTGCAATGAACTTACAGGAATATGTGAAGAAGAAGCATGTGATGTTGTAGCACCTGTTGGTGTTTGCTGTAGACCCGACCAACAAGGTTGCAGTAATATACAACTAATAACAAGAAACTGTTGTAGACGGGGCGCAAATCACCCAGACACACAAGCAGAGGCAAACTATTGTCCATATCAAGATGCACACAATGACTGGAAATTTGGAAGATGGAGAGAAGTCGAAAATGGTAATGAAGTTCCTCCATGCTCCGAATTGGGATGCACATCACAAGAAACTTCATGTTGTGATAAGGTGACTCGGCAGTGTCGTGAAGTTGAATATTCCATTGACTGTGACCCAATGCAAGAAATTCCCATGCCGTGCGACCCATGCACACCGGGAGAAATTGCAAACTACGGAGGATTTTGCACTGATGTAATTTGTCCTTGTATTCCCGGCTCGAGCCCGGGATGTGACCCAGACCCAGGCGTAGCATGTTACTGTAATGGTACATGTATTAAAGGTGGAATTGGTTGTGGACAGGATGCTGGTAATGAAAATTGCTGTAAGGCTTTCTTGGGTGCAGATTGTTCAATATGTTCAGGAGTATTCCCCGATGGTTGTCCCTTTGGACTGTGTGCCGGGGCACAAGAAGGCGCACTTCCACCAGCAGGACAACTCAACAATGCTAACGAACAAGAACTGCCGTCTCTTGTATATGATTATGATTTAGGTGGGTACAGTGTAAATGGAATGACAGTTCCAGAACAATTAGCAGTTGCCGAACTTGTAAGGAATTTGTATGGAAAGATTCCCGGTCGCCTTACCTATCAACAACTACAAGAAATTGCAACCTACCCCGAAGGCGAAAAACTCTATGAAGTCAATAGAGGGTGGGAGGTCATTAACAGTGTTGCTGTTGGTCAGCCTGGAAGTTGGTTCGATGTTGTGCGGGATGCTTCTGTAGCAATCTACGAAAGAACTAAAGCAAGATTGAGAATGGAACCGGAAGAGCATCAGTCTGCTCGACAATATGCAAACCGATATAGAAAACGACTGCAAAGAGAAAAGGTAACTGGAGGACAAGCAAGGCTTGCATCCAATATGCCACTCGTTGTTCCCACACAGACTACTAACATTAGTCTACAAAACATTAAGTTCCAAATTGTTAACTTCGACCAAGAAAAGAAGAGAAAAGTAACAAAGGTAGAGTCCTTTGAAACAGGTCTAACCGCAGACCCATTTGCAGGAGCATATTCCGCAGATGAAATTGATATTGCTGAACCTTATTTGAAAAGGGAAATCTTTGCTCAGGGTACAAGCGAAAAGGCAAAGCCAGTTGCTAGTAAATCTCAAAATGTTCCGGGTTCCGCAGACCCAAAACTTTCTGGTAAGGTCAAACAACAACGAGAACCACAACAAAAGATTGCACTTGTTGATACACAAGATTCTCCTAGCATCGGTAAAGATGCTCAGGAAGTAAACAATGCAACAAAGAGTATTATTAGTGGTAGTTTCTCCACCCAAATTAGTTCTACCGGATTTATCGAAGACCAACCAATAATCACCTTTGTCTCTGGTTCCAACATTCGTTTGGATACTGATGAAGAAGCATCCTTTATTCGAATCGGTCTTGATGCATTCTACATGGATGAAATTACCGATGTCGGTGCTACTGCTTCTGTTGAAACTATCTTTGAAGCGGGAGACATTCTCCAATACTCAACCGGAGGAAACTCTGGAGGTTGGTTCCCAGTTTCTGCAAGTTCTCTTGAGGCTGGTGTATCCTCATTCAATGGTTCGACTGGTGCGGTAACTGGAGTTTCATCATTCAATGGTTCGACTGGTGCGGTAACTGGAGTTTCATCATTCAATGGTTTGACTGGTGCTGTCACCAGTTCACCCATCATGCCTGGAATTAAATATTCATTCGCCGCGTCTTCGGGTGCGATAGCATCAGGACAGACTGGTGGACTCCTTGTCATTGATATGGATGGTGACGGGAATCTCGAATATGGTGAAAATCACGTTCTCTATATGGATGTTGCAGATGTTAATGGTAATCAGTGTGACTTCTATCTTAAAAAGGGCATGAGTGGAGATTTTGTTCATGTTGTGGGTGCTTCAAGTGGAGCATACACCATTACCGAACTGCTCACCGATATCGAACCTCTTTATCTTACCGGCGGAGATTTTTATCTTGGTACTGCTTTCCAGAGAGCAGGAGGCGGAACTTTCCTTACCGGCGAAGACGTTTACCTATCTTTCCATAAGAGTAATAACACAATTCTTTCCATTGACGGAGCAACTGGTCATGTGTCCGGCGCTGATGTCATCTCTGGTCTAACCGAAGACATTATTCAGAAATCAAGTCAGTCGAATGTTGCAACATTCACAATCTCATCGAAGGGTGCAATTTCGACTGGTGCAAAGACTGACTCCCTCCATCGACTTCCATACGATGCAACCCTTACAGGCATCGAAGTCGTTACAAACAATACCGCAGGATTCAGTGCGGGTGTTGTTGTCGCCGGTGGTGTTCTGGGTCATCCTACGGTCGGAGCAATTACAGGTTGCACACTCGGTATTGCGGGTGCAACCGGAACCAGTAACACAATTGAAAGTGGACTCACAAGTGCGTCGATGACCGCAGGTAATTTCCTTTACATGCAAGTTTACAATAATGCGGCAGGTGCCACAAACGCACAGGTCTTTGCGACATACAATAGGAGATAATGAATGGCACTAACTGACGTATTCATTTCACCTTCTGGTGCTGGAGATAACTCTGGTAGTTCTGTTGCAAACGCTCTCCCTGCGATTAGCAGTGGCGACTGGTCAACGAACATCGAAGGACTCGACCGAGCGAACAAGAGATTTGTGTTCCTGACAGGAACATATAACTGTACGACTAAGTTGACATTCAGTGGTTCTGCGCCATCAGCAACACAACCAAACCAATGGGTTGGTGCGGACTCAAGCGGAAACATTCTTCGACCAAAGTTTGAAGAAACAGGTCTTCGATTGGACACGACAGATTATCCCAAATTTGTGTGTAGTGCGGACACTGCAATGATTGATACAGAAGAAAACACATACTACAAGTGTTTGTCATTTGAAAACACAAGCACTTCATATTCTCAGAGTTCTATTATTGAAACCACAACTTCCGATGTTGACCAACAAATGTGGGTGGGTTGTGAATTTCTTGCAAAGGCAAGGAATACAAGTGCAATAGTTATGACTGCTACAAGTTGCGGTTTCTCTCATTGTGTGTTTGAGTTCAATGATGCCGCACAGTCAAGGTACGACCAAGTTTTCAAAGGAACAGTTAACGTACACTTGTCACACTGTAGAATTATCGGTCCTGTAGGACCGGGCGAAGCGGCAGTTGCGACTAGTGGTGACCAAGTTGGACTCGAACTAACAGCACTTACAGGTAAAATCCGAAATTGTGTGATAACTCGCTGCCTCGGTCATGGAGTTCACTTAGATACTACCTCAAATAAATCAGATATTGACATCGCTCATTGCACCATTTGTCATATTGGAGGGGATGGTGTAAATACCGACAATAACACTTCCGCCATGCCCGGCAAGGGTTCGCTTGAGGGGTGTATCATATTCGACTGCACAGGAGATGGAATCAACACAAATGCAGATGATTCCAAACAAGCGGGCGCACAAATATTGGCAATGGGTGACAACGATTCCGGCAACTTCAACAACATGGACTCATACGAAGATATGATTGATGTGATTCCAATTACGACCGCTGACTTTATTGATTATGCAAATAAAGATTACCGTATTCACAGAGACTCTACTCTCTACCGATTCTATGGAACCGAAAACTTCGGTGCAATTCAAAACGACGATTTTGAGTTCGTTTCGGTGTCTTAATATAGTTTAGCCAAATAATTTTAACTATATACTATGATGGATTTAGGAGAAAAACATGCCCCCAATGCATAGAAAAGGTGATATTTGTACTGGTCATCCCTGTTTCCCTCCCAGACCATCTGCACAAGGTTCCCCTGATGTCTTTACAAACGCGATTCCTCAGCACAGAGTAACTGATGCATGGGTGGTTCACTGTTGTGGTCCATCCTGCCATGCTTCAACTCAATGTCAAGGTTCGCCGAATGTATTTGCAAATACTCTAGCGGTTGCTAGAAGAGGTGATGCGGTATGTTGTGGTTCCAAGTGTGCAACTCACTCACCTAATGTATTTGCTAACGGACCTTAAGGAACCACATGAAAACCACATCAATAGACAATGCAGTATCAGGAATAGACATATTTGGTTCATGGGCTGAAATCGGAATGGTTTTAGTTGCTATAGCGGCAGGCGTCGTAATAGCCTTGCCCGGACTCAAGGCTCTACAAAGAAAGTCTGCTAAAAAGAAAGAATTCAATCCTGCTGATTTAAACTTCAGAGAACTACACACCAGAGTACACGAACATCTCTCTGAATTAAGAATCCTTTTAGATGCCGCAAGGACGACCGTCTACCATTTTCATAATGGTGGATGTTTTCTTGATGGTTCCTCGATGAAGAAATTTTCACTAACACACCAATCAACTACAGCGGGTGTTAGTGATACTCGAAATGAGTGTCAAGATGTTCTGTTAAGTCTCTTTATTGATATGTTGGAGAGTATAGTTAAAGATGAACCTATACCAATGATGACGAGTCAGTTACAAGACTGTCACTTTAAAAAATGGCTAGAATCTAATCATGTTGTTCTTTTTAGCATCATTCCGATTAAAGATGCAAGTGGAACTCTTATTAATGGATTCATGACTACAGAGTGGTGTTCCTTGTCTAAATCAGATGATGTTGATGACAAATTTGTATCAAAAGAGATGGTAGAAAAAAGAAGATATATAGAAGCCGAGTTGGCAAAACAGAATAAATAAAACAATGGCAAAGACGAAAAGATATTCCGATTTAGACTTAGACTTTACAGCACACCCTGTATCGGGCGATGTTGTCTTTAAGAATGATGCTGAGGCAGTAAAAAGAGCCATTAGAAATTTGGTCATGCTTGCACCAAACGAGAAGTTTTTTCACCCTGAAATTGGAGCGGGTATTCGTAGACTTCTTTTCGAGAACTTCAGTCCCATTGTCAAAATTCAATTAGAGGCTAAAATTAAATTGGTAATAGAAAACTATGAACCAAGAGCGGAAATACAGAGTGTAAATGCTACATTCAACGAAGACACAAATACATTTGATGTTTCTGTTGAATTTTCAGTAAATGGAATACCGAACGACTCGTTTGAAATAAACTTACCACTTCAAAGGTTGAGATAAAATGGCAGATTCAAGAAACGCTAAAATTTCAGTAACAGATGTAGACTTCGACTCACTCAAAAGTAGTCTTAAGGACTACCTGAAAGACCAAGAAACATTCAAGGATTATAACTTCGAAGGTGCTGGTCTGAATATTCTTTTAGACATACTGGCATATAACAGTCACTATCAGGCTTTTTATGCTAATATGGTTGCAAACGAAATGTTCTTAGATACTGCAATCAAAAGAAGTTCAATTGTTTCTCTCGCAAAACATCTTGGATATACACCAAACTCAATCCGTGCAAGTAAAGCAACAATCAAAGCAGTCACAACAGGAACCAGTAATTTTACCATTCCAAAGGGGACGGTAATTCAGGGAACTGTTGGTAATGACTCCTTTAACTTCGTGACTCTTGATGATTATGCATCGAGTGTCACTGCTGGTATTACCGGCGCTCAGTTTGATATCTACGAAGGAACCCTAAGAACAAAGTCGTACAAAGTAGACAATAGCATCAAAAATCAAAAGTTTATTTTGCCTGAAAATACTGACACCACAACGCTGAAAATAAGAGTACAAAATTCAGAAACCGACACGACTGGATACTCTACCCTTTGGACTCTTGCAAATGACATGAATGTTGTTTCAGATACAGATAAAGTTTATCATATACAAGAAACAGATGAAGGAACATTTGAAATTTATTTTGGTGATAATATTGTCGGACTAAAACCTTCAGATGGTAATTTAATTATCGCTCAATTTGTCGTTACCAACGGCGAATCAGCAAATGGTGTTGGTAGAAATGAAGCCGCTAACAATCCTTCATTTTCTCTGAGTGGTTACAACATTACCACAGTTTCTTCTGCCGCCGGTGGAGCAGAACCAGAATCAACAAAATCAATAAAATTTCACGCACCAAAAAATTACCAAGCACAAGACCGTTCAGTTACAGACAAAGATTTTGCAACTCTTCTTCTTAAAGATTACCCCAGTCTAGAGTCAGTTTTTGTTTGGGGTGGTCAGGACAATGACCCACCCGCTTATGGTAAAGTTTTTATTGCGGCTAAACCAAAAGTAGGTTTAGTTGTAGATGACTCTGAGAAAGAAAATATTAAAAATACCATCAGTAGAAACAGAAGTATCGTTTCAATTATTCCAGAAATTGTTGACCCCGATACAATCTACATCAAAATGAATCTTAGTGTAGTTTTCGATAAAAATAAAACTGCACTCGATAAAGGTGGAATTACTGAACTGGTTAAGTCAACTGTAAAGACATACATTGATAATGACTTAGAAAAGTTTGATAGAGATTTGTACTTTTCTAAGTTAACCACATTGATTGGAAACATAGGTGATTCTATCGTAGGAACCGAAAGTCAAACAAAGATACAAAAAAGATTTTCTCCATCTTTAAATGTAACTGCTAACTATGAAATTCTTTTTGGAAATGAATTAATTCACCCACACGATGGTCATATGACAACAATTAGAAGCACAGGATTTTCCTATAAAGATGAAGAAAATGCTGTTTATGAAAATTGTTCTTTAGAGGATGATGGTTCTGGAAAAATGCAAATTGTTCGATATGACAAAAACAATGTAAGACATATTTTGTATGCGAATGCAGGAACTGTTGATTACCTCAACGGTAAAATTAATCTCAACGAATTTAGACCATTGAAACTAGTCAGCGGAGATGCGATTAGAGTAGATGCTACTCCCAAATCTTCAAACATATACGCAACTAGAAATCAAATTTTAACCCTAGATACAACAGATTTAGATGCACTTGTTGTTAACGTAGAAACAACATTAGAAGCAGAATCATCCAAAACTAAAAATGCCACTTCCTCTGGAAAAGTAAATGGCGGTGGGGCGATTAGCACAGGTTACTGATAAATGAGTATACTTCTTCAATTAGGATATACAACTAATCAGCCATCTACAGTAGAACCAATAGTTCTTTCAAAGCGAGATGACATTCGTTATCATGTATCTCCTCTTATTAAGGAGCAACTACCAGATTTTATAAACTCCGACCATGAAAAGTTCTCTGCATTTATGGAGGCTTATTTTGAATGGTTAGAATTATCTGGGAATGCAACCGAAAGAAGTTTTGCGTTAATGGATTTATCTGATATTGATACAACAATTGATGATTTCGTAAAACACTTTAAAAAACAGTATATTGAATCTTTCCCAGAAAAACTTGCAATAGATAGTGCCACAAATACACCTGTTGATAAAACAAGACTCATAAAAAGAATCAAAGAATTTTATCGGGCAAGGGGAACCGAAAAATCATATCAACTTCTTATGAGAATTTTGTTTGATGTGTCTACCGCATTTTATTATCCAAGAGTTGATATTCTTGAAGCATCGAGTGGTAAATGGTATGAACCAAAAACCATTAAAGTATCTTCTGGAAATAAAAAGTTTGCCTTTGATTCTGTTGGTACTAGCATTAAACAAGTCTCCTTTGGGAAGGTTCTCGCAACAGCAAAAGTGGAGGCGGTTGAACAATACGCAGAAAATCAGTCAACCATATCAGAACTTTATTTGTCTAATATAAATGGAGTTTTTGAAAGTGGAAAGGAAATTGAATTTTCCACAGGTGGAGACACCGGAGACTTCAAGGAAACAGTTTATCAAGTCGTAACAGGAATTTCCGCCGCAACTGCTGGGAAATTTTTCCAAGTTGGAGATGTTGTAAAAGCAACTGGAACTTCTGGGGTTGGTGCTAGGGGTGTTATTTCTTCAGTAGACTCCAAAGGTAGTATTCTTCAGATTGTGATGTCTGACTTTGGTGTCAACTACACCGGAGCAACGGGAATGACATTTGAAACTCAAACATTCAAAGGGACTGGTGCTTCCTTCGAATCAAGCATTGGTGCTTTGTGTGAATATCCCGGCTACTATATCAACAATGATGGAAAATTGAATTCTAACAAAAAACTAAGAGACAACTGGTTCTATCAGGAATTTTCGTATCAACTTAGAACAGAAATTGCATTAAATCAATACAAGCAATCCGTTCTTGATTTGATTCACCCCGCCGGATTAAAAATGTTCGGTTCTCTTTTAATCGGAAAATCACACGGTTTAACTTTAACAAGGCAAACAACTGCAAGGGCAAAAGAAATTTCAGTTGTCGGTCACTACACTCCATATAGATTCACAACGACCGAAAATCTAAGATTTAATACCAAGGGACTTGACCTATATCCGTTTGGATATAATGGAATGACATTCGCAGGTCAACTTGCCGAAGCATCTTCCGAAGGATATGCGGGAACTTCTGCTGAAGCAAGCATCACATTAGAAAATGCACCGGGGGTTGGTAATACAATTACTATTACCGATGGTAAGGGTGTCACTAAAACTTACACTGGACATACCAGCACCTCAGCAACTTCCTTGAGATTCAAGGCGAACGGCACACCAACGAACGCACTGAATGGATTGAAGAATTGCATCCAACATGCAAATGGACATAACGGAACAATTATCGTTGGTACTGTTTACACCACACCGGGAGATTCCATAACTGCAAG